GGTGGTCGGGGTCCCAACATAGCCGGCATGCGAGCAGACCGGTCCCTTTACCGCGGATCGTGGTCTCGCGCAAGTCGAGATACTTCGAGCGCACGCCGCACACGTCGCATATACCTAGCGCGTACTTGCCCGACGCCCACTTAGCCATCAGTAGTCATAGCTCCAGGGAACAAAGCGCACGCTGGCGCGATCGCGGTCTTCATCTGAGGCGAGCTCGAACTGCTCCACATATTCACTCTTCAGTAGCTGCACCCTGTCGAGCGCCTTCGGGTCTTTCGCCTTGAGCGCCATGTAGAAGGAGAGGCCTGCCACCAGCGCCGGCACAAAGCGCCAGGGGATGTCAGCCTGGCCCGTGCCGCCGGTGCCCACCGACTGCATGCGACGCAACCGCCAGTAAACGACCTGATAGTAGTTATCCCGGTCGGGCACCATCCAGACGTTGAAATACGGCTGAATCTCGCGACGAATGTTGATCAACGACGGTCGCCCCGGCGCCATCTTATTCGGCAAGGTCGCGTAATTTGAAATCGAATAACGATCGAGAGGAACGTCTTGGTCTTGCACGCCCACGATCCGCACCACGTGCTCGATTAAGTCGACCGTGTCCTCCGGCAGATCGTAGCGCTCCAAACCCGGGACCATATCCACCGCGACCGGCCCCTCGATCGTCCATAAATTGAGGCCGCGATTCGCCCATTCGATACTCAATAGCTCGAGAGCGCGCCGCGCGCTGCGCAAACTGTAGGCGGAGCGGAATTCAATGCCAGCGCGTTCGCTGGCCTCTTCGGCCATTTCGGCGACATCGAAAATGGGCCAGACCGGAGTCACTTCACCTTTTTCCTGGCCTGGCTCAAGGCAATCGCCACGGCCTGCTTCTGGTCCTTGACAACGGGGCCTTTTTTGGATCCGCTGTGCAATTTGCCGGCGCCAAACTCATGCATGGTCTGGCGGACTTTCTGCTGCCGCCGCAAGGATCGCGCAACCACAGACGCCTCCTCCTACGCGCATTGCTATTTTAAAATTCGGCAACTCGCGTAATTGGGGAAATTATACCCTGATTTTCAAGGAGTTGGAGCGGCGGAAATTGCCTGGTGAGCTTCGATGCGAGCCAGCGTCTGGCTGGCTATTTCTTTGATTACGGCTCTACGCTCGTCGCGTTCTGCAGGTGTTTTGGCTTCCTCAACGTAAGCGACGGCGAATTCTGGAAATGTCCGATAGATTATGAGCGCTTCCGCTTCCATGATTCCTCCCCGCAATCCCCGTCAGGACTCGAGTGGACACGGGAAGTCTACTACATCGCGCTTACGATGAAAAGTTAGGAAGTAACAAAACCTACGACAATTTAGGCTTTATCAATCTGTTTTTTAGCGCCGCTAATCGGTTCAATCGGTTCCGGGCTTTCCGGGCCCTTTGCCAGACGTTCGAGGTTGCCTTGAAAATCCGATCCGGGATCTTCGCGGTAGGCGGTTAGCATTTCCTCGATCACGCGGCGCGAAACTTCGTCATGGTGCCGTGGGCGGGGCTGGTCGATGTAAGCCAAGAAGGCCTCGGTCAGACGCTGCATACGCACGGACAAGACATTGCAGAGGAAGCGCAGGCGGACGACCTCTTTCGAGGGCTTCTTCCGCTGCAGCCACATCCAGGCGCCCTCTTCGAGGGCATCGGTCAAGCGCAACCCGTCGGCCTCAGCCACTGCTACGAGTGCCTTAACCAGGTTCTCGTCGAGTCGCACGGTGCATTGGCGCCGCTGCTTCTGGCGATTCAACTTGCGCGCCGCCTTCCCCGTAGACTCCGGTATCGGATGACTGTTGAGTGGACTCGGTTCCATAAACGTATCTTAATTCACATTTGCCTCGATAGCGACTTGTTTAGACAAATGTGTATTTGTTCGGTGTTTTCAGACAGCCCCCAGCTTTAGTCCTGTTTTTGGTATTGCAATTTTTCGCGTCTGCACGTCGCGTAAGCGGATTACAATTGTCCTCGTTCGCTAAATCCCTCGGGGCCCGGAGGTGGATCTCAAGTGCCCGACCGAACGCTACTCCATGCTGTCAGCAGCGACCAACTAGTTGGCCGATGCAATCCTAATCCCAAACAGAGTGTACGACGAAACTGCGAGGTTACGTCAACAAGTATCGACAATAGTGGTAAGAAATATGTGGGAAATCTCTCGGAAAGCAAGCCTAAAGATACTCAATTCCTCCTTAAGGCGCTAGACCGCGTTCTCGACTTCGAAGCCTCCCCTGAAGATCGCCTCCTCGGTGACGTAATCCGCACCTTAGCTCGTTACTCAATTCACGCCCAGACGACGACAAGCGATGCAGATCTTGCATTCATGCTTGCCGTTTCTGTTGCTCTGAATAGGCGGCGCTCATGACGAGCTTGACGAGTCCCTCAAGGACGGCCTTGTGGAACCATCAGCAAGACGCCCTCGCATTCGTCTTGAGTCGTTGGGATCGAGACCTTCGAGGAGTAATGCTTGCCGCAGCAATGGGAACCGGTAAAAGTCGAGTGGCGATCGAGGCCGCGCTCAAGAAGTCATTCTCGCCGATTCTCATCATCTGTCCTCTCAGAGTCGTTGAAGTCTGGCGTCAGCAATTCGAACGTCACGCTCCCGAAGCTTACGACTTCTTAGCTCTCGACAACAGTGCCGGCAGCGTGGTCAGGAAAACAGCCACCGCACGCGATCGCTTGGCTTGGTGCAACGCGAAACAGCGGCCGCTGGTGATCGCCATCAATTACGAGAGCGCCTTCAAGCAACCCTTTCAGCATTGGGCCCTGACGAATATCTGGCCACTCATCATTGCCGATGAGTGTCATCGCATCTCAAATCCGAGTGGTGCCATTTCGCGCTTTATGGGCCGGCTTGCGAAGAGAGCTGTACATCGCCTGGGATTGACGGGTACGCCGATGCCTCATGACCCACTGAACGTCTGGGCTCAATTCCGCTTCCTCGATCACAACCTTTATGACCCGACCTTTACGGCTTTTCGTCTGAAGTACGCCATCATGGGTGAATTTTTCAACGGCAATCAAGCTTTTCGTCGGGTCGTCGGTTGGCAGAACATCGACGAGCTGCGACAAAAGTTCTTCTCATTGGCCTTTCAAGTCGGAGCTGAAGTCCTAGATCTGCCACCGGAGTCGGATCAAGATCTGTTCACCGACTTCGAGCCGGAAGGAGCTCGCATTTATCGAGCCATGGAGACGGACCTCGTCGCCAGACTTCAGTCCGGCGAGGAGATCGTCGCGCAGAACAAACTGTCGCAGCTGCTTCGTCTCCAGCAAATCACTTCAGGCAGCCTCACGTACGACAATCATGAGACACGTCGTTTCGATTTCTCCAAAGGCAAACTTCTCGAGGATCTTCTCGAAGACCTACCGCAAGACGAGCCTGTAGTCATCTTCGTCAAGTTCCGACCAGACCTAATTCTGATTCATGACATCGCGCGCAAGCTCGGCCGGCGCTCGGGAGAAATTTCAGGACAGCGCTCCATCGCCACGGGCCGCCGAGACGACCTGGCCGAGTGGCAGCGTGGCGGCGCCGACGACCCCGTGCTGCTCGTAGTGCAGATGCAATCAGGCGGCCTAGGCATCGACCTCACGCGCGCACGTTACGGCGTGTACTTCTCTGTTGGGTTTTCTCTCGCTGACTATGTGCAGTCGCGCGCCCGACTACAGCGCGCCGGCCAAACCCGCAGCGTCATGTTCTACCACTTATTCGTTCACGGCACCGTGGATGAGATGGTGGCGCGAGCTTTGCAGCGCCGCCAGGATTTAGTCGATTACGTTCTCAAGGAGCTCCGATGTTCCCGCCTATCCAAGACGACGACTGGGATTCTACCGTAGGGCTGGAGGCGCAAAAGTCTCCAGGGCCCGAGTTCGAGGCCTTTCGCGATTTCGCACGACTCACGCGCGCCAAGCGTGAACTCCTGGAACAAGTCAAGCAGATCGAGGCCAAGCTCGACGTCCTTGACTATCAACTGCGCGAATACCTGGGCTTAGGCGCGTACAAGCGAGTGAACGTCGAAGGCTTCACTATTTATCTGCGCCGGCAGATCTATGCCCGACACAAAGACTGGGCCACCACGGGCCAGGTGGTCGAAGCGCTGAAGTCGAGCGGCATGCAACAGTTCGTTAAGGAGCAGTACAACTCGAATTCGCTTTCCGCTCACGTCCGCCAGCTCGAGGACCGGTATGCATCAGATCTCAAATCCGGCCGTATCAAATCGATCGCGGAGCGGCTGCCGCCCGAACTTGCCAATGTTTTGAACGTGGAGCCCACATACTCTGTGGTCGCCATGGAGACGGCGTAGAACTGGAGGGGCGGAAGGCCGCCCCTCTTATGCTACGCAACAATTGACTTCAACCTGTAGGTGATTATGCCAGATAAAGCCCTTACGCGCATGCCGGACACTGAAACCGGCATGGAATATCCACTCTTGGACGCCACCCACATGGAAAACATGCTCAAGGTGTTCGAAGAAAACGTTGGCCCTAACGGCGTCTCGGAAATGGAGCTGCCCAGAATCAAATGCCCCACCGGCGGCCAGACCACCTGGATGATCCAGACCGCCGACGGCGAGGAAGCCCTGCGCGAGATCGAAGGCATCGTGCTCTCCTGGCGCCTAGCCCGCGTGTTCTGGCGCAAGTCGCTCGATGAGCAGGGCGGCCGCGGCGTCTCTCCGCCCGATTGCGTCTCCCGCGACGGTTTCTACGGCGTGGGCGACCCCGGGGGCAAGTGCTCCGACTGCCCCTACGCCCGCTTCGGCTCTTCCTCCAAAGGCCGCGGCCAGGCCTGCAAACAAATGCGCCAAATTCTGCTGGTACGGCCCGGCGAATCCTTGCCGCACCTGCTCAACGTACCCCCTACCTCGCTGCGCAACGCTAGCCAGTATTTCCTGATGCTGGCCGGCCGCCAGGTCCCGTATTGGGGCGTGGCCACCAAGATCCGGCTGGAGCGCGCCACCAACGAGAACGGCGTATCCTACGCGCGCCTGGTCTTCTCCGCCGGCCGACGCCTGATGCCGAACGAGCTCCAGGTGCTGCACCCTTACCACGAACAGATGCGCCAGCTACTGTCGCCCGTCACGATCGAATCGAAAGACTACACGGTGATTGAAGAACCGCCACCGCCGTCACAACCGCCAGAGAGCGAAGAGGAGATTTCTTATTAGCCATGGAGCTCACCGAGGATGACCGAAAGACCCTGGAAGAGTCCTATATCGACATCCAAGACGCGCTGCGAGCGGGCGTCCACCGTGTGC